CAATTCATTGGCCTCGGATCTGATGTGTTCTTGTTCCCTAAGCATTATTTAATAATGATGCGACAGATGAATGAGGAGATTGAGCTTGAGTTCACAGCTGCCAAGGATGGCAGAAAGATGAGAATGACTATCGGTGATTTCCTATGCTTGAAGATAATTGAGATGCCCGGTTTTGATATTGCTGGGGTCGCTTTTGGCAGATGCTTTGCCAAAGCGAATAGGAAGATTGTCAAGTTTTTCCTAACCCAGCATGAATTGAAGAATGTGATGCGAGGTGGCAACACACCCGTGCGTCTTGATGTGGCAACCTATAATAAGGACCACAGTTTGAGACAGAGAACTTGTATTCACCTACTTGCTATTATCATGGCAAGGCTATGGATCAGAATACGAATACAGAACTTGATGGTTTAGTGCAGTATGTCGCAAACACTGTAGCAGGTGATTGTGGTGCTCCATTAACCATTGCTGAAGCGAGAAACTATGATGCTAGATGCATCCTTGGTTTCCACTCGGCAGGTAGAGATGCACCTACTGGACGTTTGGGGTACAGCACCCTGATTTCCCAGGAGGTGGCAAGAGAGATGTTCAACAATCTGAAGACGTATGAGGACTTGGTGAATAATCACACTGAGTTCATGACACAACCCGTTGGAGCAGCCAGAGTTGAGATGCAGACAGAGTTGCAGGAGAAAGGCCTGGTCAAGGGGTCGTTTGAGTTGCTTGGTACATTACATGTGCCAGTGAACGCGCCCTCTAGGACCAAGCTTAAGCCTTCTGCCATGAATGAAGACCAGTTATTTGGACCCTGCCCGGTTGCTCCAGCTGTGTTATCAGCTAAGGAGGTTGACGGTGTTGTGAAGGAGCCCATGATTGAAGGCTTGAAAGCCTACCAGACTCCCTTGCAATACCGTAACCCAGCCCAGTTGCGCCCTATAGTCGACATGGCTATGGAGCGCCATTGGGAAGCAACTAAGCACTTTTCACGTGACATCCTTTGTTTCGAGGAAGCTATCAAGGCGCCTGTTGGTTGGAAGTTAAAACCCATCAACAGGAAGACAAGTCCAGGGTATATTTGGAGTGATTATGTCACTCCAAAGACCCCAGGTAAGACGGCATTCTTCGGACATGAAGGAGAGTATGAGTTTGATTATGATAACAATAAGGCTTTGGATTCGTT